AAGATGGATTGAGTTTATATACATTCTCAATCAATGCTTTTTCAAGGTCTGGAAGAGTTGTATAGCTGGCTGCATTGGCAAGGCCAAGATCGGCATACTGCTGCTGCCTGGTTACGACATCGGCTCGAAGTGGTTTGGTTTTGGCGGCCATATTAGACAATGCCTGTTCTGGGTAATCCCGTCAGATAATCCACCGGTTGCACGCCTGCGGATTGCTGCACTTCAGACGGAACTGCCCCCATTGGTGATGCTCCATAAATGCGGGCAAACTGCGTGGCGGCCTGTTGTCCAAGCGCACGCTGGGTGGCAAAGGCTTCTGGTGACATCTCAAACTGTCGGCGCATAGCCTCCAGGGAACGTTGCGGACCTAGTTCACGCTCAACCTGAAGCTGGGCTTGGGCGGAACGCTGAAGGTCAAGGGCTGACATCTGGCGTTCCAGTTCGCGCTGGCGCGGCATATACTTCTCGCGAAGCCTCTGCTCAAGCGCAGCCACATCGGGTTGCTTCTGGATGTAGGTTTCTAGGGATGAGCGATAGAAAAGATCGTTGGCCTGCGCCGCCTTTAGGGGGTCGGGAGGAGGAGGGGGTGCCGGGATGGATGGTCCGCCGCCCATTAGTTTAATGCCTTTCGCATAAATTTGTAGTAGTCGTACTCCTTGTAAAAGCCGTTACGCTTGAATGTGATCCTCCTGCGCGGACCAAAACGATCCCACAGGATCGACAGCAGGCATTTTAGAGCCTTGCGACTCAAGGCAGTAGTAATACCACCAATGGATGTGACCGTCAAGTCCACAAATACACTCTCGCCATCCTCGTCATGTTCATAAGGTTCAGGCACTTCCAATCCCTTTACGCACCTGGCAATGGCCACTCCGGCCACCTCTTCACCATCCTTGGCCACGCCAACCAAGCCACGGTCGGCGTGCCAGCCGTACCATTCCCTGAAGGTTGGCCAGGTTGACTCAGGCACGCCGGAAGCCTCGATAAACTCCATAGCCGTCACGATATGTTCTTCTGCACCTCGATGGTGTCAGGATTGGCCGCAGCCGTGATCTGGCGGATGGCCATTTTGTTGGCTGCACTGGAAACCTTGATATTCAGAAGCCTCCATTTTTGGTACGCCCTAAGATCGCTGGCAATCCTTTTCTTCAGCGAGGTTGGCAGAACCGCAGGCAAGACAAACGGCAATACTAGAGATGCACTGGAAATATTAAGATTGGGCTGAACATCAATATCGCCAACGTCGGAATCACGCTGAATAGAAATGGTGACATCGCTTGAGTAAGAATCGTCAAAAATAACCTCAAAATGGCTTCCATGCTTTTCGGCAAATGGATCGCCAAAGTCCATGTCGGAGGTGCGGACATAAGATTCGTAGTCAACACCTGCATCCTGGTAGTCGGAGGTTGTGGCTTGCGCCTGAGTCTTGTATCCACTGTATTTCTGGATCTGCCCGGTGGTTGATTTTTTCATCAACCTTACGCCCTCGCTGTCAAAATTTGTTATGGCAAACTGCATCACATTGGGTGTCCAGGTTCCTTCAAATGCCCCAAGAATCGTGTTGTAAACTATGATGGTGTCGTTGAAGTCGTTTGATCCTGTTGGCACGGCCAGGAAATAACGATTATCGTAAAAAGCCGCTGCGCTTACGCCTATTTCGGCTTGGTTAATTTCCTGAATTACATCCTTGATAACTTCGGAAACAGGCAATCCAACTGATGTGAAGTCATCGGCAGCAGATCGAACAAGAGAACGTATTCCGTCATCTGAAAGGAAGAAGATGTCGGAATTGACCTGAACGGCTGATGCATCGGCAACACAACCAGTATTGTTTGAGATAATCTGGATGATCCAATCCGCCGCGCTAGTTGCGTCTGGAGGAATGGTTACTTGAAAGATCCGTCTTTTCTTAAAGACAATGATCCTGTTTTCATAGTATGGGACAATAGCGGATATCTCATCTCCATCATCCGCATTAATGACCGCGCTGTTGGTCAAATCCCATACCGATGGGTCAAGTATGTCGGATGCATAAAGTGTGTTTCGCCCAGCAGCAGATCCAACCCCGAAAAGCCTATTTCCAGTATTGATTAAAAGCCTCAAATTTAATGGAGGCGGACTAACGGTCGCGGCGGCGGTTGCGCCAGACCCATTCCCAATAATGGTTACGGTTGGTGCGCCGGAATAGCCAGAACCTCCATCCACCACGGTTACTCCAGTTACGGCTCCACCGGCTACTTGCGTGATCAGGGTTGGAAGCGTGCCACCCCAATCCGGCCCGGTAACGATGGCCGTTGCGCTGGTGTAGCCTGTTCCGCCGGTCGAGATGGTGATCGCCCTGACCTTGCCGCCCTGCCTTGTGGCAACGTCACCGTCAAAGTAATACAATGGACCGTCCGCATCGGCCAAATACATCTTGTCGTTAAACTGCGCCATGCTGACCTTGATATCAAAGTTTGTGGAAAATCCATCAGCCCACTGCTGGTTCTCGTTATTCCAAATGCGAGTTGCTCCGGTAAAAGAATCCCAGATTTCGTCCGGCGGGTGCAAGGTTGCGTTGCCGTTGGAGTTAATGCTGTAAAGCCGACCTTGGGTTACTGCTACAAGATACTCTCCGCCAGTCGAAGAGTCATAATATCGCATCCCGCCAATCGAGCCTTCTTGGCTGGTCGCCGTTGTGTTGAAGTTGACCAACCCACGCCGGGTCTCAAGACTCCCCTTGGGTGACAAGGTCATATTAACCAACTGCTGAACTTGGTTCTCGGCCAAGAGGTCGGATTGCAGGCCGCTGGCCTGACCGCCCGCAAAACTGCGGATGCCGTCAAACGCCAATAGGTCGTCGAGGTTGTCCGAGTAGTATGGCATTAGGAGGCGGTAATTTCTTCGGTGGTAAGGTCGCCCAAGCTGGACGGAGTGATCTGTTTGATTCCACCCACCTGGCTCAGTTCGTAGTTAGCCATCGCCGCAAGGTCGGCATTGGCTGTCTGAACGACCGACTGCGCCTTGGCGTACTGCCGTTCACGCTCCAGGGCATCGGCGTGGGCAAGGGAAAGCACAACTTGGTGAACGTGTGGCAGGCGAAGCTCGTCATCCAACGCCTGCGTGGTAGGCGGGAAATCAACGATAAGATTTGTCCTGGTAAGGCATTTCAGCTTCTCCACCACCCGCAGACTTACGGTTCCAGTATCCGCCAATCGCGGATACAGATCAAGCTGTGCAATTCCGCTCGTATTGCGGCCAGTAAAATGATATAGCACCGGAGTACCCGTGCGGGTGTCCTCAAGCAGATCAGCGTCTTGGCTGATGATGGTGGCAAGGTCGATGGGTTCAACTTCGGATTGGTCATAAGATACGGAGAGCGGAGTCTCCACGTTGGTTCCAAGCGTAATGGTGCGATTGGTTCCGACCGAGTAGGTGGAACTTGTAACGGTTTCGCGCCAAGGGGCAAAGTTCCACACCCGGCGGTAAGCCAAGCTTGCGGCTTTCTGGAGGAAAATCAGAGTTTCGGAGTCTGTTTTCCCGACCTTCTCTCCAGCGTATTGAGCTATTTCAGATAGCGTCAAAGACTACTCCTGATATGGAAATCTGTTCCTGATCTCCTCGACCTTAGAAAGCCAATCGGCTAGGGTTGTTTCACCGCGCTGTGCCTTGAAGAACAACGGATCTGCCTCTGCTCTATATGCCCTTTCTCTTCCAAATTTTGCATCGTCCAAAATATTTTTACGGTTTACGATAATGGCCGCAGCGTCAACAGCGGCCTGATCAATTTCAATTTTATTTCCATTTGCATCAAATACGCCCAGGGAATCATCAATCATTTTTGCATTTGGATATGCAAGATAAATTGCCGCGTGATTCATGTCAGACAACCTCCATTACAGTTATGGATGATGCGTGCCTTGTTCTTGTGTTGAAATTTGCATCTCCAGCGGACATGTTTAGCTGCGCTACTCCAGATGTTGAATCCCATTGAACTTTATAGGTCACGGCTGATGAGGTAGTTGGCGAATCAAGATAAGTCATTGATATATTTGCCGCACTCCTAAATCCGTCTTCTCCGTTTGCCGCTGCACCTGCCGTTGTTCTGCTTCCCGCTGCATCGCCAATGTAAATTGGGGTTGAATCTCTTACAAGCCTTGTAACAATCCAATCTGAAAGTGATGTTCCAGTTGTCGAAACATTCAAATTTGCGTGAACAAGAATTTTGCTCAAGGTTGAAGATGGTGTTATTGATACAGACATTCCGGATATATCCGAATATGTTGTAACGCTCGCCGAAACTGCGTCTGTCTTAACTGTTTGCAATACCTGAATTATGGATGGTTGTGTTATCGCAACCGTGGAAATTCCAGTAATCCTTCCTTTGGCATCAACCACAACCCTTGGAACTTCCGTAGATGTTCCATAAGTTCCAACCGTTACACCAGTTGTTCCAAGCGTCCCGGTACCCTGACTAATGGTAAAATCACCGCCCAGTGTTGTTGAAAAATTTCCAATGGTTCCAGTGCTTGACGTAAGTGTTTGAATCGTGCCGTTTGTAGAATTAAGCGTTCCAACCGTACCGGCAGTTGAGTTGATCGCGCCAGAATAGGTTCCTCCGGTAAGGTTGGAGGCAAGCGTTGAGCTTGTAATTGTTTGTATCGTTCCGTTGGTGATGTTGGCTGCAGTTGAAGTCGTGGTTCCGGCGGTTAGGGTAGGGATAGTCCCAATAGTGATGCTGGCCGTGCTGGAGGTAAGACTCGGGATCGTGCCGGTCGTAATCGACGCATTGGTTGCAACAAGCCGAGTGCCAGTGGATGTGCCGTAGGAAATGTTATTGATATTGGCGTTGGTGTAGGTGCTGATCGTCAGCGCATCCTCAAACAACTCGTTAACCGTAACGGCGCGAGGTGCGTCGCTAGCCGACAAATCGGCATCGGCAATCAAAAGCTCGTCGGCTGAACCAACCGATGTAAGATTTGTCTGGTCTGTGATTAAAGCCTGATAAATGTCGGTTGCATCAACAAGATTATGCAATTTTGCGGCTGTAACCGTTCCGTTGGTTTCAAATGTTGCGGTAGGTGAGCGATTGAATTTAATTGCCATATTAAGCTGTAAACCTCAATGCGGTCATGTGCAGGGTTCCTGCGGGAACCGTGCCAGTAGTGCCGGTCGGGTTGGTGATGGAGTAGCGAACCACGTTGTTCG